GCGGCTCCATGAGGATACCGCCTGTATTATAAACTTCCTATTTAATGTGTTTTATGTAAAGATGTTTTTAGGCTACTTCTTGACTTACTACCATATTAAATAGTTCTTCAAAAGAATCGGCATAATACATCGGCTGGACTTCTCTCTGGCACTGAGGACTTACAGCATTTTCCCCATACCTTAAGCCTTTATCAGTTAGGGCTTTGTACTTCTTCTCTTTCCCAGGCTCAGAAGTTGACTTCCTGCTCCGCTCTTCAAGATACCCATATTCAATAAGTAATAGATTGAAACTCTTTGCAGACATACCTAAACCATATCGTTTCAGCAAATCGGTTGCTGACTTCATTTCCCGGCTGCCATTGTATTCGTATTTAGGAAGGAATTCTGTAGGCAAGCCATAGCTCTTATACAGCTGGTCGACCATCAATAACTTACTGGCATCATTCGCGCGGAGCATATCAGCTACTACGCCGATACATTCCACTTGTTCTTTGAAGGAAATTTGCTTGTTGTACTGCGCTCCTTTTTCGATGAAATCTTTCATCTTCTCAAATGCCTCTATGTATTTTGCAGTGAAGATTACACCTTTCTTGCCAATCATTTTGTTTGCAATCATATCGCAACCCATTTTTGTGCAAAGATAGCGTGGTAGTTTTCTCCCTGTGCTATCCTGATAGGTTGATGCGACAAAGTATTCACTCAATCCAAAGTTGGCTTCAGTGAGATGCTCACAATAACTCCTAATATCCCTCAACAGTTTCCCGTGGTCTTTGTCAACCATTAGCGACACTTCTCTACTGTCTGTCAAAAGTTTCCCGTTCTCTTCGAACACCGTCAAATCATACATATTAAAAATCTCCTCTCATTCTGTATTGCTCGTTCCAAAATCAAGTTAATATCTAGTGCTATTATACCAGAACACATTTTCCTGTTTTTGGGATAGTCTTAATAAATGGAGATGAGTATTTAACATTTATTATACTATTTCAGCATTTATTGCAACATCTTGCAGACATTTCAAATATGTAATGTTTATACTATGTTTTTCGTAATACTAATTAACTTTTTATAAATATTATAAATATATTATAAAATATGCATCATTACAAAGATATACCATTATATATTAACGCCCCGTCCTGATCTGGCGTGAGTGCCACAGGCTCTGTTATCATCTTCCCGACAGAATCCACGGCGTATATCTTGCCCTTATTCTCAACAAGTTGCGACTGGCACATAGCCCCGTCTGGTCCCAGGTAATACCATGCCTGATTATACTTATACCATGTGCTTGTAACCATAATCCCTGAGCCATTAAACCAGTACCACTTACCATTAGTATCCTGATACCATGAGTTGCGAATCGGTTCCCCTGTGTTGCCTAGGTAGAATCTATATCCGTCTGGCTCCTGATTCCAACCAGACATTTTTACTGGCTCCGGGATAGACTGTGCATCGTCCTGTATGTATCTCTTGACGCAGACTAAACCCTTACGCCAACCACCGGGGGCAAATGATGCATAACGACTCCTGCAGTAAGCCACAATGTCCTTATAGGACGGCGTACCGCTTCCGTGTCCGCAGATAATACCATTACCGCAGTACATTTCAATATGCCCAATCTTTTCTGGTCTGCTTGCGTCTGTGCCTGCGAATAATAACATATCACCGGGGCGAAGTCTGGAAGTATCAGGGGTACCATCTGCGATATCTGCATCAACCGTTGTCAGCTTGCTTGACTGATACATTCCGGCGGTGTTAAGTATCCCAAATCCCAGTCCAGCCTCTTTGTATGCGTAGCAAATGGAGCTACTGCAATCGCTATAATACTTGCCGTCTTTGTATGGTTTGTAGCAGTAATCACGTAAGGTCTGGCTGTAAATATTGCGCCCGATGATTAATGCATATTTATCTATTACTGATTTTCTTTTATCTGTTGCTGCCATGTTAATCCTCCAATCTAAAAAGGCCCAGGACAACCCGGGCCCCAATCAATATTTTATCCTGCTTGCTTTTCAATCGTATCTTTTAATACCGATATGTATTTGCTTAACCATTCAGGCACAGGAGCGCCCATTCTGCCTGCGTTTTCTATGATAGACAGCAATTCATTAAGCAAATACCAAACAGCAACCAACAGCCCGAAAAGAGCCGTTACAGGCATCTGTATGTTAAGCTTATTTGATACTGTGGCAATGACATAATCAACTACCATGGCAACTGCAATGGCACTCAGATATCCTACTTTCTTTATAATACCCTTGGCTCCTTTTTTGCTGCTCCAGCCGTAAGACTTATCGTCTGGGTGATCCATTGATTCCACTTTGCTCGCAAGCATACCCGTTATATAATCAACAATCATCATGATAGTTAAAATGCAAAGCACCGGAAACAGGACCCCAAGCTTTGCACTTAAATAGGCACCAGTTGCCGCCAGTACCGTCTGAATGGTTAAAGCAATTTCCCTTTTCATTATCATTCGCCTCATTCCTTATTTAATAATTCTCTTACTTCGGCATTCCATTTCGGGGGAACTTCATCAACTGTCATTTTCCCTGCTCTAATTCTCATTAAATAAAATGCAACCATTATTCTCAGCCTCCAATCATTTCAGCCATTTCAGCAATTGCTCCGTCCTGTGTCTCCTGACCTGCCTCTACATTATCTAAACGCTTTTCAATTTCTGTTTTCTCACGTAACGATATACTGATATGTACACCATCTTCTTTTGCTTCCCATGTTCCTGGCTGTAACACAAGATCAGTATAATTGCCTACTGTAAGCCCTTCCCCATTCTGTACCTGCGCACTTGCAAGATTAGCTTCCGTAAGTTTTGGCAATACCGCCGCCGCTGCTGCCCAGTGTGGATAGACTGTGGTAAGATTTGCAAGACTTGCAGACGCCTCCAATTCAATAACATTTCCATCATTGAGGATTAATTTGTCTTTATTCATTGTAATTCCTTTCTGCCCAGTTCAGGGCAATAAAATAAGCCCCGGTATGGGACTGGTTTACAAGTTTATTTAGTTCTGTAAATAGCAATTTAATCTACAACTGATAAATTACATGTTGACTAGTAGTCCCATCAGGCATTTTTTTTACCAATAATAATTCTCCATTAATAATAATTAATTCGGTTATTATATTGGTTTGCCCATTTTCATCATGTAAGATAGTTCCAAAATCACCAGTAGGTGAATTGTTTTTAGACAGTCTACTTACCCCAGGGTTTGTAGATATACCTGTACCCTTTGCAAGAAGTATTTCACCTTTTGACAATGATAATGATGTATAAATATCTAAAATACCATTTACGTCGGTTATATTAGTACCAAAATCATCAGTTGTCGAAGAATTTTTATAAATACTGCTCTCTCCCAGTTGCCCAGAGTTCTTAAGAGATAGAGATGCTTTGGCGTATTGAGTAGTATGTTCCGCTAAATTGCTATTTGTCGTATCAATATGATCCTGTAAAGTCTTGCCCATAGCGGCATCAAGAGCCGCCACTCCCGGTGTTGTTGACAGTGCGTTGTTTACCAGAGATGGAAGCGGTCCCTGTGGCCCTTCTGGACCCTGCGGTCCGGTTGGTCCTTGTGGTCCGACATCTCCCTGCGCTCCCTTTGCATATCCTATAATTACATCGACTAGTGCCATTTTATATACCTCCTATTGTCCATTGTCGTAAGTCCATGATATTGCGCCCGATGTATCGTTATAATTGAAAGGCGGCGCATCGTACAGCGCATCATCGTAAACACAATGTATTGCGCTGCTATTAGCTTCATCAGTATATATATAAACTCGGCTTGATGGTGGTATACTAACACCTGACTGCCCTTGCGGTCCGGTATCTCCGGTATCTCCCTTTGCTCCATTAAATTCCCCTGCCGCTAGACGGTTAAGAATATCCTGCCTCGTATCTGCCGCGTTTTCCGCTGCATCATTTGCATTTGCCGCCGCTATGTTTGCTGTTCCTGCCGCTGTGTTGGCTAAACCTGCAGCTGTATTAGCAGTAGAAGCTGCTTGTGTTGCAACAACAGTGTTTTCCTCGACCTCATCATTCACCTTTTCACAAAGGGATATCATACTTCCTCTAACCTCTTCGCCTTTTTCGGCATCACGGAATTTTTGTATTTCCTGGCTGATATCTGCCATGGATTCACATCCTTTCTTGGCATACAAAAAGAGCAAAGCTTCCGCTCTGCTCTCAATCTCATATTATTTTATTCGTGGCTAGTGCAATCAGGTAAGTACTGCGTTGCAAGCCATTGGATAAACTCTGCACTGTCTGCTTTCACAAGGCCGTCTGCTTCGGTCTTTAAGCTTGTGTAATATTCATATCCGTCTTTCAGTTCGCCGAAGCCATTGAATGCATATAACACACCGTCAATCTTATTGACTCCTACAGGAATGGTTTTATCATCAAATTCGAAGGACCAGATACCTTCTGATGATTGGGACCATTTACCGGCATATGTCTCACGGGACACTGCTTTTATATCATTGTTTTCGCTCTTAACCCAACGAGGTATCATACCCATATCCCAAAACTTTAATATTCTTTCTTTGTTTACATTTTCAAGCATATTAAACCTTACGCAAGCCGTGTCATCTATCCACGTCCATCTGTAATCTAGCGATCGGTCTTCATGCCTTATTTCTGTTTGAGGGGATTCTGGAACATATTCCTTGTTATATTTCATTGCAAACGAATTAAAAGAAAATAATACGGACAATATTACAGTTATGGTTACTAGCTTTTTTGTAATTTTCATCTTATCTACCTCCATGCTTGTATTATATCCATTATTCTCTTTTAATTCAACCCTCCCTTCATTTTAATTTCCGAATACTCTATTGTGTAGCAACTTAATTTCTTCCGTCAAACTCCATCCCTGCCAGAAATTATCATCACCCGTCAGATATATATCGCCAGTAGATAGCACTAATTCAGAAATATGTGTAACATTGCTTCCTTTTGCTAAAAGAATGTGTGGGTGAAAGTTATATTCGTCAGAAGTCGCCGCATCAATTCTCACCGAATGTTCAGAATCTCTGCTGTAAAAAACTCCGGTTCCTTGCGCTGAAACTCCATAATCCCCAATCCATGTGTAAGTTGAGTTTATGTTTACATTTCCTATGTTTATTTCACCAGCGTTGAGGGTGACTTCTCCATTACTATCTACTGTAAATGTCCCTGAGCCAATATTTATTGCGCCACCTATAATAACCGAACCGCTTATAGTACTGCCCTCAATAACACCAAGAAGTACATGCAATCCAGTTTTATCCCAAGTGCCTATAACAGTTCCGGCTGCATTCTTTACAGTGATTGTTCCATCTTTTCCAAGCCCCGAACCGCCAACCTCTAGCATACCACCTCTGATCCGATCTGCAAGCATCGATCCCGTTGTAATAAAGTCTGCCACAAGATTCCCGTCAATGGTCCAAGCGTTTCGGTATGGTCCATTAATTCCAGTGGTGGAGAAACCAAAACCATTTTTATTAAACTGGATTACGCTCTGGGCTGTGTCTTTGTCTGGAGTGTCCATGATTAAAATGCGCCATGGAAGCGTTCTTTTGCCCGTATTTGGATCATCTACGTCTAAGACAACATATCCACCCTTACCACCAGTAATAAGCTGTGTGGCGTTCTCAACCTTCCTGTTGATCTCTTTGCTGGCATTGGAAGCAACGGCGTTTACCCTGGCTGTAATCTGTGCTTTTTCTTTTGCTGCCTGTGCTGCAAATTTAGGTATCACTTTTCCCAATACAATGCTGTTTTTTGCAGGATTTGCAAGCCCGATTGTCATTTTAGATAACAGGAATCTGGTATTTAGTCCGTGCGGCTTACTTATGATATCAGTCCAGTATCCAAGACTAAGAGCGTCAACATCAACCCCGGTATCGCTTAAATCAACTGCGCTTAACTCGACTGTCTCCGGTATGCTTATAGATTCGTCAAGATAAGCTCGTGCTTTAGCAAGTAATATTTCCGGGTCCGTTACGTCTTCAAAATTCTGAGATCCCCAAATCCAACCATAAGTTGCTACGGCATCAGCATCATAAATATAGTCAACACCTCCGTTTACCGACTTGATATCTACAATCGTGTCTTCTACATCGGTGTTTTCGCTTGCAATCGTTGCCCCGGTCGGTATCAAAGCAGTTATTAACTTTGCCGGATCTACTGACTTTGTTAAATCAAGTAAATTTTCACCGAATCGGATAATCTGGGTGTTAATCCCTCCGTAATCACTTACATAATCCAAATACTTTGCATTGCCTGAATATCTCACGTGCAAATATCCACCGTTTACCTCGGTAAGTTGCGCTATCATTTCAGCTAGAGTATTTGAGTAATCAGCATTGGATCTTGTTATCTCCGTACCTGCAATGGTAATGTTTCCTATTGCAAATCGTTTTCTTTCCTCAACCTCGCTATTATGAGTATTAAGAAGTTGAACGAAGAAATTGTAAAGGCTTCCTGTGTATTCATATGGTCGTTGCACGCTATCAAGAAGAAATGCAAGTTCCCCTTCACAAGTCGCCCGGCCCGTGTTATAGAAATCACTCTCACTGTCAAGCATTCTGCAACAAGCAATCTTTACATTGTCTTTGTAAATATAAATCTCGCTTGCCATAGGAATAATTTTATCTTTATTCGGGTGGAGTGGCGAAATAGTAAATGTAAAGGTTTGGTTCTTTCCTACTTCTTCCGCAAGAGTGGGATCAATGAGCTGTAACGCTCCGCTATCATCTCTTGGCTCATGTAAGAGGTATTCTATTCCATTTGTTTTTACTGTTACTCGATACATTATAAAATACCTCCCCTGTAATCTATAGAAATTGTACCGTTTCCGGTAAACGTAAGTGTGTTATCACCTTCCACGATCTCAATATCATAAATCTTGTTATTACCAGCAACAAGGTTATATGTATGCCCCTTAAACGTCACAGTCATGGAAGCGTTTGAAATGATAATAGGTACTATAACCTTATCTCTTCCAAATATCTTAACGCTTCTTGTACCGGATACTACCAGATTCTTATAGCTTCTAATTATGCCTGTTCGGAAGTTAAAAGGATCCCATAGCCAATCATCAAGACCACCATACATTTCATACTTATATGGTTCTGCGCTCACTGTAATGGTAAGCGTTCCAAGCATTTGTGTTCGTGCATAATCTGAAACCGTAGCACGGCCCAAATAGTAATACTCCGTATCATCATCAAATATGATCTTTACTTGCTTTCCGTGAAATAGGCTTTGTATTCTACTGTACATTGTAGGCCATGCTTCCTTTTTGAGACCTCTTCCAAATTCCATTGTTATGGTCCGGTTATTGTATAATGTGCGGCCTGATAAGCTTTCAGTAAGATCAATCAGGCCGTCTGCTCCCGGTATATCAATAATGTTCGTTTTAGGCTCAGGGGGCTGAACGCAGTCAGTACGTGACAGCGCAAGCCCCAGGTCATTAAGCATATGAGTATCATTGATCTCTACACCACCAAAAATTGTGCTCATGTTCCTATCCTCCCAGCCGTATCCTTGTAAACGGTAAGCCCTGAATCAATGTTAGGCATCATTTTCCCGACCAGAGTACGATCATCAAGTACAATGTTTGACCCCTTGTTCATGCCTGGAAGATAGTAATTAAGTAACCCTTCTATCTTTGACAAATCAGTTCCACCTGCTCCAGCAACGTCACCGCTTAGCATATAAGACATATTTCCGGTAAGACTTCCTAACTGATCGGTAATTCTCCACACATTGTTTTTAATTCCTTTGGATAATCCCATCATCATGTCTGGCATCCACTTTTCATATTCCCTTAATGGTCCTACGTCTGGTCTAGAGAAATGTATATACGATGTCAACTTCTCAGCTACACCTTTGATGGCATTTGTTACATCTCCCATCTTGGATTTAATACCGCCTGTAAAACCTTCCATCATATCAGATCCCCAAGTAAATGCCTGCTTTAACAAATTGGTAATAGGTGCCGTGATTGCAGCCACAAGGCTTAGTACGTTGGCTATAACGCCGCCCTGTCCTGAGCTGATACCATTTGCAAACCCGGAATCAAAATCATGCCCTATGCTGTCCATAACACGTGATGGAGAGTGACTATCTAACGTTGTTCTCGCAGCGTTTATACTTGCCGCCGCCATAGCTGCCGCCGCTGTTATAACGTTGCCCTGACCTGCCGCTATACCTTGGGTTAATCCTGCGGATAAGTCGCCTCCAACCTTCTGGAAATTGATTTTCCCTTCGCTGGCTGCGGTTACCGCTCTTGAAATAGCGTTGTTAACGACCTCCGGTAATTTATCAAGTTCTATCTTGCTTTTTTCCACTAGATTAGCCATTTCATCCACTTGCGCCTGAGTAATTCCCGGTGCCCCTTGCTCGACAGCGGTTTTCATTGCTTCGTACTTTTCTGTAAGTGTTTGGACCTGACGTTCCAATGAGTCTTTTGTGCCCGTCTCGGCCGTCTGAAATTGGTTTGCTGTATTTAACAGTGCATCAGAAATAGCCTGCTGATCGCCCGAAATAATAGCCGCGCTCAGCCCTTCATAATTTTTGATTGTTGTATTGTACCCAACATACGCATCTTGTGATTCTACTAGGGTCTGCTTTAGTTCCTTTAGCTTATCCTTGTATCCCTCAACTGCCGCATCTGCCCTGTTAACCTCTGTCCAATCGTAAAATGGGTTGTCGGTTATAGCCGCCACTTCTTCGTTAAGTTTCTTTTGAGCATCTGCTAGTTGCCTTGTTGTATCATCTACATCTTGCTGCGCCTTATTATAATTCATAAAAGCATCGGTACGATTCTTTATTGCATCTACATATTCTGGCTCGTTTGCACTAAGTAAAGCATTTGCTTCTTTTTTAAGTATTAATTTATCAATGCTGTCGGTCATATCCCTATAATTTTGTATCTGGGCATCGGTCATTTCAATTTCGATACCAAGTGCTTTCGCAAGTTGCCCGGTGATGAACCTAGCTCTTTCTTCGTAACCAGCTTTCACATTACCATTTTCATCTGTGATGCTTTTTAATTCCACGAGTAATGCCTGCTCGTTTTGCGCTTCTGCTTGTGCTGCCTGTGTTGCTGATTTCCTTTGCTCATCTAATTGCTGATACGAACTATATAAGTTATCAACCGACTCTTTGTTCTTTTCTTCCTGTTCACTTAAAGCTGCCGCTTCTTTTCTGTATTTTTCAGTATCTTTTTTTACATTTGCCATAACTATGGTTAGTGCTGTAATGGCTGCAATGACCAACAAGATGGGTCCACCTGCAACAGCAAGTGTTGAAAACAATGTAGCTAGTGTTGATACAACTTTGATCACAGCTCCAATACCTGTGGATATCTTACCTACAGCAATAAGTAACGGCCCAATAGCTGCCGCAACAAGAGCAATTTTAGTCACTAATACTTTTTGAGATGTGCCTAAATTGTTAAACCACTCAACTGTGCCTTGTAATTGTTTTACGATTTCTCGTATTTTAGGAATTAAAATATCTCCAAAGCTTATTGCCAGTGATTCAACCGCACCACCCAACTGTTCAAACTCGCTTGCAGCATTGTCTTGCATTACCCTGGCCGTCTTATCAGCCACGCCAGCGGACTCATACATAGACTTGCTGAGAGCATCGTATTGATCTTGGGTTAGGTTTACGATTGAAAGCAGACCAGACAAACCTTCCTTGCCTGCCAATGTTGCTGCAGCCCTCGCCTTTTCCGCTTCTTCGGCGCCAAAGGTTTTATTTGTCATATCGTCCAACTGCTTTATGTATTCTTTTTGGGTTATGTTTCCATTTGCCAGATCAGTATCCATCTGTGCAAGTGTTTCATTAAATTCCTCATTGCCCATCATGAGGTTACCGAAGCCGCTTCGCAGATCGTCAATAACTTCTTTCATGCTAAGCATATTGCCATTACCATCATCAAGGCTAACGTTTAAATCATTCATAGCACCAACCATTGATTCGGTTGGCTTTGCCATGTTTGTAAACAGCGTTCTTAGAGAGGTTCCGGCCTGTGATCCCTTAATTCCTGCTGTCGACATTGCCGCCAATGCTGTAGTAACGTCCTCAATGTTGTATCCTAGCGACCCAGCAACGGGAGCAACGTACTTAAACGATTCGCCCAGGTCCGCTACGTCAATCGTTCCGGCATTTGCTGCCTGAGCCAGCAAGTCAGCAACCTTTGTGGAATCCGCAGCAGCCAAACCAAAACCTGTTATTGCATCAGCCACAATGGTCGCCACTGTGCCAAGGGATTCCCCCGAGGCTGCGGCAGAGTCAAGAACGCCTGCCATACCATCAAGGATTTGCTGCGTACTCCAACCAGCCTTAGCCATTTCGGTCATTGCACCTGCTACTTCGTTAGAAGAAAACGCTGTGCTCGCACCTAAATCAATGGCTTTTTCCCTTAACGCCGTAAAGTCTTCACCTGTTGCGCCAGATATTGCCTTTACCTCGGACATTGATTTGTCAAAGTCGGCGGTCATTTTCACGGCTGCAGTGCCAACGGCTGCAATTCCTACCGACAAAGGAAGCATTTTTTCTCCTGCGCCGGAGATTTTACCACCCACTTCTTGGAATTTATCTCCTGCAAGGCTAACCTGTTGCAAAGTAGTGTTTGAGCTTGCAGCCTGTTTCTCTAATGTCTTAAGGTTCTCAGATGTTTCAAGAATCTCACGTTGTAATGCATCGTACTGCTGTTGAGTTATTTTGCCTTCTTCAAATTGTTTTTGTACCTGTTGTTCCGCAGTCTTAAGTGTGTCAAGTTTACTCTTTGTATCTTCCACCGCCTGAGAGAGCAACTTTTGCTTCTGACTTAATAATTCCGTGTTAGATGGATCAAGCTTTAAAAGTCTCACCACATCTTTGAGCTGGGACTGTGTATTCTTAATTTCTTTGTTTACACTGCCTAGGGCTTTGTTTAGTCCGGTGGTATCTCCACCGATTTCTATAGTTATGCCTTTAACTCTATCTGCCAAAATACCACCTCCTAAAACTTATTAAAATCTTCTTGTGTTGCCAGCTCGGGGTATTTAACACTGTCGTTTGTGCTTTCTGTGTACATATCCATGATTAAGCCGATTGTAAGTAGGTCCATGTCGTGAATAGACACTCCAAGTTGTACCGCTCGCAATAGAAACAGCGGCGTTGTCATTTTTCGGCTACTTGGGCGAGCTTTTTTTTTGATTCTGATTCAGTGTGAATATTGGAGTCCCATAATTCAAGAATCTCCGGTAATACCTGATAAATCGAAAATGTGTCGAACTGGTCAAGCCATGCTTCCGGTGTGTTTGGTTGTTTAGGATCTGCGTGTTTTGCCATGATGTAAGCCACATTCTCAAACATTTCTAAATCTTCTATCGGGAGATTGCTTGAATCTTTTTTGTTTTTCTTTAGCCCACCTTCAAGCTTCATGAGATCCTTAAATATGTCACGCTTGAACTGTGCGCGGTAAAGCCTTGGTACCGTAGCCGAAGCCCGGAACAGTACCATCTTGCCATCTATCTCAATCTCTTTTTTTATCATGCTTTATCCCTCACAATTATGGAGTTGTTGGCGGTGTCACATAAACGGCAGAATACCAACCGTTATAAGCTGTCGTGTCGGTTTCATTACCAGTCTTAGCCTTGATATTACCATTTGCTAAAGGAGTGGCTGATATTGTAAGCGTTTCGGTTGTTGGCTCAATCGACTCTTCTTTTGTCTGCGATGCCACTGACGGCCTCGTGGCTACGCAGTTATAAAGCACGTGTCGGATTGCCTTTTCGTCACCATCAAACTCAAACAAAAATGCAAACGCCGCTTGCTTTGCTTCGGAGTTCTCGACAAGCACCTTTTTACTATCTAGGGTTTCTTTCAGAACATCAATGCGGAAGCTCTCTGGAAGCAATGCAACCTCCAAGTCACCCTCATACCCATTGTTCGCTGCCGCCTGATAATAAGTAATACCATCGGCATAGAATTTTGTGATCTCGCCTTGTGCGTCAAGCGACAAGTTAACCGATCCGGGTATTGGTACCGGAGTACCAAAAGTGACGGCTCCTTCTTCGCTAATGGTTATAACTGCGTAATGGACTTTTCGCAAATTGTATTTGATTTTATTAGCCATTGATTAAAACCTCCGTTTCATATAGGACCTCGAACATTTTTTCTGTTTCAAGGTACGATTCATTTTTTTCATAGAAAAAGCCATGCTCTTTTAGCACGGCTTCGACAGCTTTTTCCACTGTGGGATTTTTCTTATCAGTGTATAGCTCGATATCAAGCTGATTAATGCTTTGGTATACGAGTCCATCTGCTGCAAAGTTATTACTTCTTGGGTAAAGATACACTATGTAAGGCTTACTTGGCTCCTGACCTTCTGAGAAGTTATGATAGGCCACCGGGAAGCCAATGCTTTTAATAATTTGAAATACTTCTGCTTCCGTCAACGTGATAGCCTCTCTTTCAGGTTTCTTTCATATGTTTTTATTGCTTTTTGTTCTGCTGGCTCAATGTGCTTGATTCCTTCTACTCTGCCGCCGCCTGTTTTTGCATGGCCTTTTTCTAATAGATGAGTAAGCCCTGGCTTTTTCTTGTTGTAGATTCTCACACCGATTGAGTTAGGACTATTCATTTCAACCTTAGAAGTCCAGCCGTCCTTGTAATGTCCTCTTTTGCTACCATATCCCTCAGGAGATGTACTTTTTAACTCGTTTACTGTATCTTTAACGACCTTTCGAGTTTCTTTCTTTACATCTGCGGTGGCATCTGTGGCATATCCGGCCATGATGGACGCAATCTCTTTCGCCATAGAGTCGATGTCTATTCCTGCCACCGTATCACTCCTTTAGCGTAGTACGCATCTTAATGGTTTCATTTTTATACTGGACGTTGTCAATGGTAGAGATGTTGTACTCTTTACCACGGTGCTTCAACCGATATCCTGTCGTATTCATGGTGCCTAACTTCGGGTGGTAGCGCATTGTGAATATTATGGTGTTCTCTGCTTGCGCCTGAGCTGCTTCCCAGTATTCCTTACCTGAAAGGTTGTTCATGTAGGCATAGCCCTTGTAATAAATCTCCCAGCCCGGTATTTGGTTTCCAATATCGTCTTCGGTGTATCCGTTTTTTTCAATGGTTACTTGTTCTCTGTAGACTCCTGCGTTCATTCACTCACCGCCTTACAAGAGGTTTACACAATGCATACCGAGTATCGTATCGACAACACGGTTTGAGTTAACGAAACCTTTACTACCATTGCTGATATACATTTGCCTATTGTCGTACATATCGGATATAAGCACCAAGACAGCGATTGTAATATCTTCGTGTGTATCTATTTCCTCTGCCGTAAGCCCTGTGTATGCTTTTACAAACTCCTCTGAGGCTTTCTTTAATACGGGAATCAGTGCGTTATCATCATCAGTTAGATATGTTTTATCAATCCTTAACTGGCGGTAGATATCATCATTGGTTATCTCGCTTACTTTCATTGCTCTTCACGCTCCTTTTCGGTGCGTCCGGCTCTACGTATCCGGCAGCGGTGAGATCGTCAAGGATATCTTCATTATCAATATCCCTGACTTCACCTTCATACATAGATACAGCACCGGAAAAAGATTTCAGTGCTTTAACTTTCATGCTGTCTCCTTTTAAGATGCTTTCATTTCTAGCTTCGCAATCTTCTGAGCATTCTCAACTTTGGAATCAATTTCAATCCAGCCAACAACGCCAATAGCGTGCTGAGTTGCAAACTTTTCTTGTAGCACCTGGATATTTACTTCCTCAGCCAATTTCACGGCGAGCCCGGTCATGTCTCCATAGAAAACCGCTGCTTTTCCTGCTGCCATTTCTGACACGCTGTCAGTGGTGTAAACTTCTTTGCCGAATAAGGTATAGCCCCATCTTGCAGTAGCGTCCTGGTTGAGAATATAATCACCCTGACTATTTTTGAGTTTTCTAATTGCCGTTCTGGTCTTTTTATTCATAATCCAGACCGCTCCTGCTTGGTACTGGTCCGGCACAGTTTCCTGTAAATCAATGAGTTCGTCAGCTACGATCACTGTTGTTGCTGCAGCTGTCACTTTTTGCGTCACTCCCTTTAAGCCGTCGACTTTCCCGGTTGTTCCGTTAATTAGCTCCTTTTCAATCCATTTCGAGATGTCATCCGCCATCTGAGAGACAACAAATGAAGTAATATCAAACTGTGAATTGTTTTTCAAGGATACTGAAATTTTAGACAATACACCTGCTAGAAAACCTTTCAGTTCAATGCTTGTGAATTTACCGGAAGTTGATTCCAGTTCTGTAAACTCAGTTGCATATGCCATTGTGATTTTCTGTGTATCTTCGTCATAGTACGGAATATCAAGATTCCCACCAACGTTATACCGAGTAGCCATCTGGTAGATCGGGCAAGTATCATATACCTTTTTGATGATCTTGTTTGCAATCGTGGTCGGAATAGTTGCCGTACCATTTGCAACGGTCATATTTACGTCAGCTCTGTTTTCAGATACAACTCCACGGATAAAATCAGCAAAAGCAGCTTCTTCCTGTGCAGCTCTTTCTTCTGTTTCATCTTTCTTGGATTCTACTGGAGTTTTCTTTTCCAGGCCGTTTGCTGTCTCCACCCTCTTGATGGTTTCGTCCAAGTTTCTTACCTCTGTTTCCAGCTTGTCAAAAGATGTTTTCTCGTCTTCTGCCATTTCAGAACGATTTTCTGTATCCATTTTGGAAAGAATCTTGTTCATTTCCTCGATTTTTGCGTTCTTTTCTTCAATTAATTTCTTTAAATTCATGGGGTATCCTCTCTTTCACTTCATAAAAATAAGCCGGTTATCTACCGACTTTTAATCTATTTATTCTGTTTTGATACTGAGATAAATCTGCTTTGGTTTCTTTTGGTGTTTCAACCATGTCTTTTACTTCTATTTCTGCTGATTCTCTCAACTCTGTCTCGTCAGCCTCTTCCTGGTCTGCCCTCAGTTCAATTGATGTGGAAGAATATGCTGGATTCTTGTTTAGTAATAAGGCTATATGGCCTAATTCAAAGCTTTTCACGTGTCTAAGTGGTAACTGATCCGCTCTTTCCTCAATCTGATCTTTGACTTTCTTCATACCGAAAGACCACCCACGTAACCTTTTAGCATTCTGCACCACTTCGGGGTCTGTAATAACTCCACTGGCCCTTAATCCGATTGTATCTTCCCTTAATTCAACGGTTCCATCTTTGGTCTGTGCTATTACCCTATTGGGGTTATGATCCAGCCATATCTCAACATTGGAAGTCTGACCTAGTGCTGTTTGAAACGCTCTTTCTTCTATGGTTTCAATCACCCTCTGCCTACTAGGAATGATAACAGGCTTACTCATTTTTCCAGTTACATTTACATATCCGTCAAAATGGATACCATCTGCTCTAATTTCTATATTCATTCGCTCACCACCTTTCATTCTTTAACTACCGGGTCAGTACCGGAAGCTGCCTGTTGTAGTTTATCCATATTCTGTGTTTGGCCGGTATTTGGTGTGTATACCTCCTTTGTTTCAGGGTTATAAAGCACGCTATCGAGCCCCAATTTGATGAAGTTAAGTCCTAAAGGTTTCACATCTTCCATATAACGAACTTCATCAGGTTGTAAGAAATTAGAATCTATCCCTATCTGGTAAGCTTCATACCGGGTCTTTATATCGCCCTTTGTCATTTCCTTGGTATCAATTGCAAAATAATATGAACCCTTTTCGGATTCCAGCAACCAATCTCTATTTAAACTGCATTGAATATCTGCAATGACAGGCATACAAGCAATAGTAAAACCATAGATGTAATCTTTTTCGGTCCCGGTCCCTTCAATAATGCTTGACGGGATATTAAACAGTTTACAAATCTCTTTAGCATTGGTCTTCTTTCGTTCGTCAAGCTGCATTTCAACTGACGTGTTAGAAGACTCTTTAAAATCCATACCTTTATTAAGCACCACTATATTGTCAGTGTTATTTGAGTAAAGATTTTTCCATGCTGATCTAACATATTCTATTACTTCTTTTGACAAGGTGTTTTCGCTTGTTAGAAATCCTTTCTTGTTTCCACCTTTTTTTACTAGGACTTCCTCAAACGCTAAAGTACTATAAGCAACGCTTAGAATCATGTCACTTTCTTCGGTAATAGGTGTGCTTCTGCATCCGTCTTTTGTTTTCCTCAGAAGCTTAAAGAACTCATAAGGATAATATGTTTTTCCATTTACCAAGATATCGTAACTTTTAAAAATAGGATCAGAATTCTTGTTTATCCCCACACTAGCACAATCAACATAATGAAGGCTTTCGATTTGATTTAGGTGCCTGTTTATATAAGCATAAGCGCCTTTATCCAAGTAATAATCCCTTAACATAGCTTTCCAGAACTGAACCGCCGTTAATGTGTCCCCGGTATCGTCATTCAGAAGCCGGAGCCTGTAATCGTCCTTTATTTCTGTGATTTCTCCGTCCTGTTCCCGGTATAACTTGATTGGTAGCATTGAAATTGTATTTGCTATGTATTCAATACAAGAGTTCACCGTAGGAATATTTAATGCTGTACTTCTATCTATGGTTGTGGTACCTAACAAAGCACTCAGGAGCACCGCATCAATCGGTGGCTCTATATCAGCCCTTTCTTCAACCTTTGGTTTTTGCCAAAACCAGTTCATTTTCTCACCTTCTTTCTATATGACCTGAACTACTACGCTATTGTCATAAAGGATATCTTGCTCGATCAAGTACGTGGAAATAATATTTCCGATAACCTGATCCACTTTTCCGGCAGATTTCTTTTTATTGACATATTTATTTCTGTTGGTATCCTCAGTACATCTTGCATTCTGAAAATTTATTTCAAGCATAAGATTGTTGTCATAGTGATATTTCTTACTTAGAATCTTTTCCTTAAGCAATTTGGTTGGTGAATGAAGCACGCTCGAATGTTGTTTTACCTCAACGCATTCTATGCCTTTTGCTTCCAACTTCTGAACCGTGCTTATCGCATTCCACTTGTCATATCCAAGCCTTACAATCTCAACTCCATACTTTTGGGGAAGTTCTAAAATAAACTGCTCTATAAAGGTATAAGATATTACTTCATCACCACAAGCAAAGCAATTGCCTTGCTCAATTAGGCGCTTATAGTCAACATCTTCTCGCTTTGTTTTATATTCAAGTCTATCTTTTGGGATAAAGCCGAATGTTTTTGAATAAATATGACAATCTTCTGAATCATCGCCCTCATAGGTTTCCATATTTACACAGACATTATCATCTGACATTGATAAATCAAGGCCGATCCATACACGCCTGCCTTTCCACCACGAATCATCTATTGCCGTCCTGCATTCTCTTACCTTTGTAATCTCAACGTATCCCTCAACTCCAAGCCCTTTATATTTGATATTATTATGCTTACAAAGGTAATTTTCTCGCTTGTTTTCGTAAAGAACGGCGTCCTCACGCATTTCTTGAACAGCTTCAAAGATATAGTTATGCTCAACCGCTACGGGATTGCTTTGGTAAATGATAAGATCGTTTGTCTGCCACTGATCTTCTGTCAGCAATTCATCGTCAGGTTCATAGATAAGAGAAAACATTCTTCTGTTTTTCCTTAAACCCTCCAGTACCTTTTTGCCTTTGTCAACTTCATCAATCATTACGTTGTTGTCGTTTGGGTATTCAGTGCTTATGATGATTCCAAGCTTGTTAAATAAGGTGATCTGTGACGATCTCATGGCTTCAACTGGGTACGAATCCATGGCCCCGGCCTCGTCTGCCAGATAAGCATTCGCAAGCTTACCGTCCATTTTATCCTCTGAGTAAGCAAGCGGTGTGTACTCGCTATCAGTAAGTAAGCATCTGATTTCGCTCCTCAGCGTTTTAAACACCGGATCCAATTCGTCACTCAGCAACGGGCTGCTCTTTATTATCTTCTTTATTGCAAGCTGCAGCTCCTTTGACAACTTTAAATCTGGAGCAACAGAAAAGAACCTAGAAAATCTAGGCTCCATAAGCATTAACAGTATAAATATGACGGCGGCATTAAACGTCTTAAAATTCTTTCTCGATATCTTAAGCAATACTGTTATGTAATATCTGATATCAAGATCATCGTTGTTTTTTTGTTTGGTACAGAAAGTAGCGGTTATCAGAAACAGGGCGTATTTTTCTAACGCTTCGTCCATCGGTTTATTCAAGTCCGGGTGGACCATCAGCTTAAGCACCTTTATGATCTTTTGGTAAGTATTATAATCAATATAGGCTTCCTCATCGACTCCGTCAGCTATAGAAATCCATGACTTGCATTGCTTCTTTACATATTTAGGCACCTTTCTATTTGCATCAGGAACGGCCCATAAACAATATTTGTAAGCTACACTGTCTTTAATCACTTAATCACCGTTTATCCTCCTAACGCTTCAAGCAAGGCGTTCTTCTTGTTTTCCTGCTTCTTCGGAATACTCCGCAACGAGGAAGCTATTGTCATGATATTTTCTTTTTCGATATCCAGAAGCATCTTCCGCTTTGCCTGGACTTGTCTATCCAACGAAATTAAATTCTTTTGCATGGAGCTTTGTAATTTGTAATACGTTGATAGGTCTTCGTCTTTGGCAAATTCACCCTTACTCTCTTCCAAGTCACAAAGCTGATTATACATTTTTTCTCTTTTTGACTGAAACTCTGTGCACTCTGCAAGCAAAAGGCAATACCTATTAATCGTACTACCATACAAATCATCGTCTTTATCTACCCTTTTAAGCAACTTTTTTATACGCAAAAACTCTTTGTGAGCCAGTTCGTTCTCTTTGACTTCCTTGGACTCTTTGAGTATTTCACCAGTGAGAAGAGAGTTTTCTGCCCTTTCTCTTTCAAGCAGTTCCTTGTTAGTCCTGTGAGATTTCTTTTCCATCCTAATTACATTTACTGGCTTAGGCGGCGTTGGCATTTGTATCAACTCCTTTCTCGGGTGATTATTTTAAAAAATCTTCACGTAAACTCCATCTTCATTTTTGTAGAGTTCAATATCTTTGTCTACAACGAAAAGCTTTTTAAATCTAAGGCTCTCTTCGTACTCCTCAATGATTTTTTCAAATACTTCCTTAGTCATAAGATGGTCACATTTTATTATGTACGATGTTTGCATTGTTCCAACTCCTTCCAAAAGCTGATGTGGGAATGTTTTTTACACAAAGGTGGCACGTCGGTGTCCGGGCACCTCGGGTTTTTACCACCTCTTGCCCCGGGGGGATACCTCCTAATTCCTTTTAGAACGGAATCGTCCTCCTTTATACGTATTTTGCTATGTTATTGGCCATGTATTGCACGGAATAATCCAGTTACATTCCACTCAACGGTATTCTCCTCTTTTAACCACTCCTTGCCATCTGCATACAATGTGATGGTTTCAGTATCCATTTGTCCCTCTACAATGTTGCACTCTCCTTGTGGTATCGCATATCCTTTGCATATCGGGCACCTGCTTACATTGTCATGTGCTGCCATGTATACTGATACGGTATTACATTGCAAACACTTAACCATTGTTCCCTTCATTTAGCAACCTCCTAGTCATCTACTATCAGATCTTGTTTACTCTGTACTTGCTCTCTTTGTTCTGATAAGATCAAGTGCGATAACCGGATCATTGATGTCTGCCACTTCCCAATCATCTGCAGCCAAGTCGTTAGCCTGTGGGTTCCAGCATCTAACCATCTTGCTTTCGAACACGCACATCACACAGTCCGATGTATTTGTTGGTTTCATTATCCATGCAGGCCATCTCTTGCGCTTATGTATAAGTCTTTCTCCATTGCTTCCTTTACCGCTTCATGTATGAACATTGCTCAGTCCTCCCAATCAATTATAGATACGCTTGCCGCACTCCTTGCACTCATGTATGTGGTGCGTACGCATTACTCCTGGTATCTCAGCATCAAGGTAAGTGCTTATGTACTTTGTCTTACTATGCTTACACCCTATCCTCTTAAACAGCTCAACTATATTCACCGTGATCCCTCCTGTCTTTCTATGATCTTCTTTATCTCCCCATATGGTATTGCTCCACTCTCTGCCATCTCATGGTGTCTGCCGCATAGTGTTATGAGGTTATCATCATCAAGTCTCTTACTATAATCTGTTTCCATTGGTATTGAATGATGGACTGATAAGCTCTCATAGTTGTACTGGCGATCAGTGTTATACAGATTCCTTATACATACTTGGCAGAGGTTTAAATCTCTGCGTCTGATCTGGTCTCTTTTCTCTCTCCACTTTCTCGAGCTTCGGAAGCGGTCAATATATGTAATCTTCTTTTGTATCTGTGGTTTCCTTCCGCAATCTATTTTTGTATCGTGTATCTTCCCACAATACTGGCACGACTTTAACATCTATTCCCCCTTTCGTCACAATACAAAAAGCACCAAGGTATCACCTCAGTGCTTTGCAACCATCACATTTCAAGTAACTTCATTATTTCATTTCTTAATTCATCGCAATATCGATCGTTTTCTTCAATTTCTTTTTCTGGTGTGCCACTGAATTCTGCAATAACTGTCTCAGCAGAATCTTGGTATTCTCGAATCAGTTTATTAGCCCACTCTAATATTTTTTGTTTATCCATCTACTACCTCCGTTCATTTATAGTTCCAGTGTATAACAATTTAATATAAAAGAAAACACCCATCAAGGCTAATCCAAGACAGGTGTTTCCAAAGGAGGGTAATTATGATGTACTGGCTGATACGGTGCGCCTGACTATGAACCAGGATTTGCAGTAGGGGTTGTTACTGCTGTTCTGCCGCTTGAACTATGCGCCGATATGCCGGTTTCCCGGCACGCCTTATTAATTATAGTCTGGTAAGGGAAAGTCAGACTTGCGCTAGATATGTGCTTCCTTGGGAGGAAATTTGAATATGCGTATTGGAAACTTTCACTGCTTCCAGTTTATACTATAACATTTTCAATTCGAACTTTGCGAACATAACGAACTGACTTTATTTATCTTAATCTACTGAGCTTTATTAGTGTTTATATAATCATCTTCGCATTCCATGAACCGCTTATATTCCATTCTCACACTGTCACCAGTTGCATTCCTCCCAAGTTTTGTTGCTACATCTTCCCATGTTTCTCCTTCAAAAAGCTTATATTTGATTATCCTCTGCATTCTAGCCGGAATACGATTAATATACATTTCGACTTTTCTTCTGGTCTCTCCCGTCATTCTGGCCCTTTCTGCCAATATATCCTCATCGTCTCTTAATTTGGAATCATCTTCCATGGAGAATACAATACCGGATACGTGGAAGTTCTTTGCGGCATAAGGGAATTGATCCATCGAACCTTTTACGGAATCCTGCACCGCAGTTCCCTTTCTCCGATTAAGCTTTGCAATTTCTCTCACGGTTTCATCATACAGTTCCTTGGCATCGACATAGTCATTTAGTGCGTCCACGATCTCATTTGCCATTCTTCCCTCTCCCTCCTGCTAATAATTTTAATCTTACCGCGTCCCACTTTTTCCATAAGGGATCATTCTTGGTTTTACTGACCACCTCATCTACCGTATCAAACAAATACCTGCCTTTGTATAGTTTCCCTGTATCCGCACAGCACGAAACTGTTTCTTGTCTGATCCCCCACAGCTCGGTTATTTCTTTGGAAGTGAATTCTCCTTCATCTTTCCCCTGGTCATACACCGCAAATATTTTTCTTGCTCCCATCATTATCCCTCCTCTTCATAGGTAATCCATGTACCTTGCGCCAATTGTTTGTTTTTAATTGTTCAGTCGTGCATTTCCCTGAAATCAGCCAAATCGTTTCTTTGGGTAAGTTTTTGGAATCCATATTAAGAGGAATTTCCAGGCTGTCAGTAACTAACGGTTCGTCACTTGTTGTATCAAGGGTAACCACGTCTAAATCTTTCCCAATCCTGATAGTTTCTTCTTCAACGAAGTCCTCTTCTGTGTACCCTAGTTTCTTGAAATCATACCAGTATATATCTCTTGGACTACCACACATCATATTTTAGCCCTCCTGCCCTTGTATGATTTCTATCTCTTTCTTAAGCTCCCTCATGGCCTTTACTGTATAAAAAGCAATCTTCTTTTTACTTGCATTATGCGTGTTTATAAACGCGTCTTCTTGTCTCTGGATATAATCGTCAACCATATCCATAATCTGCGCCATTTGATTATCCTTTGTCTCCAGCTCATCAGCTTGTAATAAGCACGTCTGTAATGCATTTTCAAGTTTTGTTTGGTTCTCCATCATAGTCACCACCTCTTTTGAATGTATCTAAGCCAACACCACACCAGCCCTGCCGCTATGTTCAATAAATATATTTTCCAGTAAGTAAGTATCAATCGCATATCCGTCATGTCGGGATTGCTGAATTTAATTTGTATGCAGATAATAAACGAGGCTAAAAACATCATGCTCACGATTATATACAATATCCTCTTCATGTTTCCTTGCTGCCTCCTTTACCTGTTGTCTCTGCCATGATAAGCAATAATACCGCTATTACTATCGCACCCATACCCAACTCTGGATTTGCCGCCCCGGTACACCCGGCTGTTATAGCTGACATTACAAATACATACAGTGCCAACACCTTAATCACTGTTGTTGTTGCATTTATGATTATCTCTTTCATGAGATTTCCTCCCATCATCTTCTTTTACATCTATAAGTTTCTTACTAGTGTAATCGGTCAGCTCCATCTGACCATCACACACATAATTTTCAAATACTTCTAGTCCCATCTTTTGAAAGGAGCCAGGATATCCTTCACGCTGGCCAGCGGCTCCGGTCCCCTTTCTTTTATTTTAGTGACTATCTCTATACAATTTGTTTTTGGTTTCTCTTATTGATTTATGGCAACTCTCGCAGATTTCTTTCACTTCTTTTCTTCTGGCTTCATCTCTTTTAACTCCCATATTAGCTAATTCATCAGGGTAGAAATCAATTCCGCTTACTGAATACGCATCTTCTACCAATTTATCGCATATGTCGCATTTATAAGCTTTCGCCATCTTTTACCTTCTTTCTCATGCAAATATCAGTTTACTCATTACATTTAAAATGCTCGCTGTCTAAAATAATATCAAATAATTCGCCAAAAAACTTATCTCCATCACCTGGAAAATATTCGAAATCACAATTATGATTACTACATTTTAGGATAGTAGGCGTATCGATAGGTCCCCAATGTCTTGTTTTTACCTTTTTTTGTGGTATTCCGGTTTTCGGATTTATAAGCTGTTCTTTGTCGAAGCCATGTTCCTGTGTTACTAATAATTTTCCTTTACAGACAGGACAACTGTAATTTTTATCCTCCATTCTCCACCTCCACTAAATCCTAATTTTGTTGATTAACCCCGGCCCATTGTTCTGCCATTGCCTTGGCTATCCCCGGGAACGTCTTACTTCTGGCTTTTGGCCTGTTTCCTCCACAATTTGAGTACCAGAGAGGCATTGTCTTTCCACTACTCAGCACTTGCCTCGGTGGAGGTATGACTATATTTGTCGGTTGTAGTTCTGACAACCCTTTAAGCCATAAACAGGTTTTCTTTTCAAATGGATCACCGAACTGATACGGATTAATAATCTGATTTGGTTTCCTCCATTCACTAGACATTATCCCCACTGGATTTTCAATTGCTATACGCTCACAATCTGCGTTTGCAAACATCATAAAGAAATTTATACCAAACTCTCTATCTTTGTACCTCTGCATAGCCTTTTCCCCATATTTTTCAATATTAAACCATCGATTTCCCGTTACAGTTAAATACGTACATGGAGGAAACGCTATAATCATATCCCAATGCTGCTCTAACAACGGTGTAACATCTTCCTGTAAATGCCATTCTGGGTGTCCTCCAGAACATGGCTCTATATCACAGCTGTAGGCTTCATGCCCCAATTTCCTTAACTCTATCGTTACAGCCTGACTTTCTTCACAGGCTACTAATATTTTCATAATATGTACTCAGAGTAAAGACGTCTTTTATGCAGGCCTGCAAACCTCTTACTCCTTTCCTGTTATTCAGTTAAATTCGGGTTTACACTTCTATAACCCACACCGGGAATGCCCCACGTTCATCTTTTCCACAGTATGTATAACAACCTTCATTGCTATCACCATCATAACCACACCATTCAGGCACCCGTACATAATACCTGCACAACCGTTCATATACTTTGTCTTCTGTTGGGGCCTCTTCCAAGGCCATTTCTTCGACCGCTAATTCAACAGCTTCTTCCTTTGTGTATTTCTTGGCATGAACCACGAATTCATCAGAGGAGCCGCCTGTGAACTGCATATAATCAAATTTACTCATGATTCCCTTTCTGCTGCCCTACCAGCCAAAGATGCAATACCCATCTGCCATCCCATACTCTTTACAATCTTTGAGTACATAAGATATCTGCCCTATATAACGTCTGCCTGTATATGCTTCGTTTTCATATTCTCTGAGTAAAAATATATCCCCTGCTTGATAGTCCCTATCATTTAGCCTCAGCTCAAAGCATTTGTTTTCCTTTAAAATATCTTCAAAATATAGCGGAAGTACTTTTAAATCATGCTTAACTTCTATTGATAACTGGAATCGTATTGCTGCATTTGTTTCAGATTGCCTCATGGTTTGCTTCTCCTTCCTGCTGCCCTGGCAGCTTATACGCTTCCGCACTGTTCGCAACCGTCTGCCTCCGGGCAAAGATCGCATTCTCCACTGCAACCTTTTATTTCTTCCTGCGGCTCTTGCTTGTGTGAACAGCCCACATCAAGTGTCCAATGTTCACACTCCGGCTGGGCTGCAGCTACTACACAACCTTTCATCCTATATTTACATGTCTTTAAGTTGCTATTTCCTATCCGGTATGCTCTTGCATTTCTGCAAGCCCAGCACTTATCCTTTAACAAATTTATACAACGAGCAATTTCTTCCGGCTCCAATCCTGTATCCTCATACTTTGCCAGTTTAATAATTGCGTTTCCGGTACATATTGTGGCATGATCATACGCAGAAATTTCAATTTCTTTTCCATCTACGAAAATACCACCGTCTTTATGTTCCCATGTTAATCTATTCATTAAGTTCCTTCCTCCGGTAAACCTGCGTTTAGTTGTTTGCCGTCTTTAAGTAAATGGCAGCCCCTCATCTTCCACGCCGTCCGGTATATTCATAAATCCGTCCCCTACGCTTGACGGCTCCGGCCTGCTCTGCTGGTGATTGTCTCCGGCTCCCTTGCTGTCTGCAAACTCCTGATCCTCAACCACAATATCCGTGGTGTACACTTTCACGCCGTCCTTGTTCGTATAGCTTCCGGTCTGGATCCTTCCAGAGATTAATACTCTCATACCCTGGCGGAAATACTTCTCTGCAAACTCTCCAGCCTTGTCAAATGCAACAATGTTGATGAAGTCTGCGGTCTGTTCATTCTCCTGACTCTTGCGCCCTCTCCGGTCTACTGCAAGCGCATATCTTGCTATAGCCATAGAACGCTCACCCTGGGAGTATCTTACTTCTGGATCACGGGTTAATCTGCCCATTAAAATCACTTTATTGATAAGTCACTCCCCCTTTCTGAATCCTTTTAATCTCACGATCAAGCTTAATGTCCACCTGTTCTGCTATTCTCTCATTGTTAATTCCGAGTATCTCTTGTATCTGCGAAATCATAATGGATACGTCTGCTATTTCTTCAACAAGATTATTCTCAGATGCGACATACTCCTTTGCCTTGCCTGGATCAGTTGATAACTCTCTCGTTAATCTCCAGACCTTATTTGTCGCCTGTGACAGTTCTCCGCACTCTTCCATGAGTTGACGACTTTGGCTTTCTAAGCCGTAGTGATTGGCTATATATCTTATTTGCTGTGTAGTGTTCACTTTATACCTCCTGCGGCTTCTCGCACCGTTCAAATTCTATTACCCATACCCACGGGTTAGCCGACCACCCGTATCGGTTGATATCAGCTTTTTTAATCGTGGTGTCCCATAGCTTGCTAAAACATTCGCATCCGCCTTTCAGCACGATGTCATCGTCACACCATTTAAAGCTTCTGCATTTCTCATTACAAGCGTATTCAGTCCCTTCACTTTGTGCCTGCTCTATGGTAATGTTTCGTAATCTCTCCACCCGTACATTTGTTACCTTTAACCAGATACGGGCGGCTTCCTTTGGCATGTGGATTGATGGTTTATATTTATACCCGTACTCTCTTCGGAGCTGCTCACTGTCCAGTGTAGCGTTCGCGCGGTAATGGTATCCATCATCAGCCTTTACAAAGGTTTCCCGTACATAGAGGATATCTCCCGGCTGATATGGAGGAAATGTATAACAATCTTTCCCGCTTTTATCCATAATCTTAAAGGCAATTTGATTTCTGTTTACTATGTCTCGCTGTTCTCCGTTAACATAGGCAACTTCCGGCTGTGGCTTAACCACTCGCCTTGTCACCGTCTTTCTCCCGTCCAGTATCGCCCGGACCATATCGGTGTTGAATAAAATCGGTTTAATGCTCATTTACTCATTCCCTCCAAATTAATATTGAATTCCGTTCTCAAGCATATAAATCTCTTTATAAGGCATTGCCGCCGTTGTAACAGCCGTTCCCTTGCCTCTGGTGGCGTTGTACTCCACGATAGCCACATTCTTAAGCTTCATTACAACAACCGCCTCATTATCGTTCTTGGTGTACCTGGTGCTTTCTTCCAGGCTGTATACTGGTGTCCGGTAATTTACCTTCGCACCAATCTTAGGAGACTCCTTAAATGCTTCTACTTTATCCCGTGTTACATTAACCTCTATCATGGCTAATCCTCCTTAAAATGGATACGTGTAATAGTCTTGGTCCTGTACATACCAATCGCTACCGACTTTATATATCCTCACGTCGTCAATTTGTTCACCTTTTAAATCTTTCCATGGGTCCACACGCATGAACATGGTTTTTATAAACTGCCGTCTAGTATCTATTTGCTCGGCTGTCATATCTTTACCCATGGGTTTATCTTTCCCGACTCGGTACTGAGCGAGCTTCTTTGCTTTTTCTTCCTCTGATGCACTATTTCCTATCGGCTGATCTTCTCCTGCTCGGCACCGGGAAAGTTTCTTTTCGATTTCATGATCCATTTAACCCTCCTTCATGGGGAGCGCAACTTGCTTGATTGCTGCCTGTTCCAATCTCATTGATTCCGGCATCTTATGTATTTCCATTGACCGCCTATATTCTGCCTCATAGAAGCTTTTGAATTGCGCTCTTAACGTGTTTAATTGATCGAGTTGAGATTGACATATGATCTGGAACCCAATGCGTTCCACGGTCTTCCTAACGGTTTCCGATAGGCTGTCAAGTGCTTCTCTCTCCCTTGGATATCCGTATTTTCTGATCGACCTCATAACCTCGCCCCAGGCTTCGTCTGAATCTGGTAATCTCTCTGACAGAAGATCGGCTGCTAATGTCATTATCTCTGCAATGGTAGGAGGAAATTTATTAGCAAGTGCATATTTCTTCAAGGCCAACATTGCAGTCTGGAAAGGTAACTCTTTAAGCAGGTCATACCACCAATCCATCTGATCCGGTGTTGAGAGTAAGTTGTCTTTTGGAAATGCTGTTTTCAATCGGTCTGCAAATACTGCAAATTCTTTAACTTCCACTCTGTGCCTCCTTTGCCATAGCCCAGCCAAGCATCATATCCCGGCTTTGTTGTTGCTTATCAGTTGGATTGTTTGGCGGTCTGTGTGTTGGCTGTTCCTTGTTGTCATAGTTGCCATCAAGCACCTTTGCCATGTTTGAGTCTTTTATCAGCCAGTCAAATGTAGCTGACCAGTTTCGATCATTCTTGCCTTTTAAGAAATTGCTTTCCTCTGCCTTACAAAACAGTTTTTCAAAGTCTTCAATGGTGTATGTGTTTAACCTTGCTTTGATTGCTTTCTTACGAGAATCAGACAGGGAGGTGAGGGAAGGGAACGACACGCAAGTGTTGTTATACATATCAGCTATTTGCTGATAGTTAATGTTCTCCTTCTTTCTCTTATCTCCTTCTTCTTCTCTTTCTACTTCTATATCTTCTTCTATATCTAGGGGGTTAACATTAGCTTTACTGTTAGATTTACCGTTAACTTTACCAATATCTTTACACTCAATTAAATCCTTTTGCTTGCCTCGGTACTTGCGCATATACTCTTTCATGTACTCTTTGCGCTCCTCCAGTTGGTCAAGATTCTGGTGCTTAGACCAGTTCGGGATTGTAATCACATTGTCGATGATCTCAATCATTCCGTAGAGTTCAAAGGACTTAAGGGCCAACCTGACAGTGTTAATGTCCCGGCGAAAGATAGTTGATAACATTTCATCTGTGTACGCTATCTTATCGTTTAAAAGAAAAACTCCGCTGTTGTTGTTCTTTCCTGCCAAACACAGGAGTTTAAACCAGATAACGATGATACTGTCAGCACTTGGCATACTCTCAATCAGAAGCATCTTTTCATCGTCAAATATGTCTGTAACTATTTTTATCCATTTAACATCTGCCACCTTATCACTCCTGTTCCACAATTAAAACTTCAATTCTTGGGTTTGCCTTATCGCAGTAAAAGTCATCGGTAAACCCTGTAACAAACTTCCAACCATCGTCCTGTAGCACCTTACATTTGACAAGAGCGTCCTGTATTACCTTCCTGCCAAAGCTTGATACATTATCATGATCTCGCCTCTTATTTGGCTCATACCACGTGAATTCAAGCTTCACGGGCTTTTCTATATGTAACCGTCTCAACTGCTCTCTAATGGCGTATATGACGATCTGTTCGTTATCTGCTTTCATCTTGCCACCCTTGTGAGGATTCGTCCGGTTGGCAGATGTATAATCGTTCAAACCATCAAGACGGCCCTTAATTAATAATTTGTATTCCATAGTCTCCTTTCTGCTCTACCATTGCCAAAGGAAACAGCAGAGCGTTACAGAATGGTTTATAAATAACTTTTGCCGTATCTCTTCCTGAAAAGTTCCCTGGCCCAATCTGGTTTTACGCCAGAGGAAACTGTTTTCAATTCCCATGCGTACTGCCCAATCATCTTAGACATTTTTTCAGCCATAACATTTTCGTGAATTCGTTCATTCACTTTTCCCATGTTGTGACACCGATTACAAGCCGGGGCCGTCAATCCGTCCTCGTCTGCCAACTGTCGATTAGCAGAACCAAAAATCAAATGATGTTTACACTCCGCAGGTCTGCCGCAAAAGAAACAATACTCCTTGCTGTTTGTAAGAATGGATTCCATGCTATACCTCCCCTAATAACTCGCTGGACCATATCGGGCCTGTGAGAACCTTTGTGAACTTGCAATAATCGCACCCACCGCAGCGAATAGGTTCAGCTTCACCGTTCTTAAGCTGTAGTACATATGGAGTGTTCTTCTCAACTTCAAATAATGCTTCATCTAACAGGCTTTGCTCGCATTGTATGATTTCAATATCAGCAACCTTTTCTTTTGTAACAGCGGCTATGTAGAATGGCAGCTTATGCCCTGTATTAATCCTTACCACCTCTTGGTATACTGCCCCTTGAATGTAATAGCCCCATTCTGCTAAGAAATTAATATGGCCTATATCTGCATGGTAAAAATGTTTTCCGATACTCTGGCATGTCTTTAAATCAACAATGCATATTCCTGCATGATAGCTATCAATTTTTATTTTCCAGTCAGCCCCGAACATATTAGCTGTCATGATTACCTGCTTTTCACCACTCATCATCTGCATAAACTTTTTGTCACGTTCGCATCGTTCAATCATCTGATTGGCTTTCTCATATTTAGCCAGTAACGTTCTATCTTTCTTCAAAATACACGGGTGCTGTTTTTTGAAATCCTCAAGAGTCCCTTCGAAATAAGAGTCAACATAGCTGCCCACCATTAAGGCGTCTGACTCTTCCATATCCTCAATCCAGGTGCCGTTTATTTTAGCAAGTGCATATTCTTCACACCCTGGTTTCCCATAAGTCCCACAGAAGTCTTTGTATTGGCTCACTGACAGATAGTGTTTATTTGCCTCTTGGCTATAATAATTATCAGCAGTTAAGATCATTCCACTGCAGCCTCCTCGAATGGGTCTATGGCCTTCTCAGCGGGTTCCTGCTTTGATATATCCTCAGCTTCCCCTTCAACTGCACAGCCCATGAGCGCATTTGGAATATGTACCCTCGCAAAGAATGCTGACGCTCTATAAGCAAGCATAAGTTCCGGCATTGTTTTCCACTTGCTTCCGCTTTTTGTGAGCCACCCCTCGTCTTTTGCCATTTTTATAGTGACTTCTGGCCCTTTTACAATTACGTGGTCCTCAATGCGCTCCGCTTCAAGGTAGCACCCCCATGTGTCGTTTTCTTTATCTCCGGTGTACTCATGGTGCACATTCTTGAATTTACCGCTAGCCATTATCATGGAAGTACATGCCTGACCGCTCCACGATGGTTTACCCTGCACTACATATAAATTTTGCATTACCATCATTGGATTGACTCCCATGCGATTTGCCATGTCAATTGCAATAGTACAATCCATTGGTTTCCCCTGATATGCCGTAGGAACCAAGCGGGAAGATGCAAACATTTTCCCCATATCGTATATTTTTTGAAAACTCTCAGAATTAGAAAATACATCTGTTGACAATCCTCTGATCTGCTCTACTTGAACAATTTCGTTATCCATTATCTTCCTCCTCTATCCAATTTCCTGAATAAAACCACTCAACAAATTCTTGTTGTACCTCCGGTGTACCATTTACAACTCTCTCCATGGCATATCGGTAAGCACTTTCTTTATCTACCACAATTCCTTTTTCTTCAAATATCCCTATGTACAGACCACATTTATGGCTGCTCATTAGATTTCTCATTAGGCTCTGGAGCCTTAAGAATGCAATTTAAAGAAGTAATAAGTTCACTGGTATTCATGCTATATCTGCCGTCTACAATCTTTTTTACATTCCCCAATGTAGACTCACAAGCAACTAACTGGCTGTATCTATCCACGCTGATTTCTATAGTTTTTGATCCATAATTTCTACTTGCCATCTTGACACCCTCCTAATTATTAATTAATAATTTTATTGATCCTATCTGCTATAGCCTGAAAAGACACGCCATACTTTGGAGCAATTTCTCTACAGGTTAAACCGATTAATTTATAGATAAGTAATTCCTTTTGCATTTCGCTTAATCTTGTTATGTCTGATTCTTTCAGCTTAATTTGTAATCTTTCCTGTCTGATTGCATTATCTAAAGCAGTCCGGTTGATATCGCTCAATTTACTGTAACAAGCTTTGCATATTCTAAGTTTTGAATAGGTGTCAGATTCGCAGAATCTACATTTGTATTTTTTTATTAGATTCGCATAAGCGTGCATCTGATTTTCAGAGCTTGTTACCCATTCGAGATTTGCAACACTGTTATTTGATGGTTTTCCATCTATGTGATTTACATATTGTTTGTTATCTGGATTATCAATAAAAGCCTCGGCAACCAATCTGTGTACATAGAATTGTCTTTTGATTTTACCGTCATAATAATAAACCATGCGATATTTTCCACCAGTACAACCGCCTATTTTATACTGTCTCATTATCTGGTCTGTTCCGTTCTTGATAAGATAGACTTCTCCACTATCAAAAACTTTTAACTTACCATCTTTTAAAATTTTATATTGCGTATTCGTCACCTCTGTATTAGAATAAGAATGTTATTGTTGATATTTGCAGTTACCTGACCCATCGGTGCTCCAACACCCTTGGGCCTTTTTCTTTTACCACCATTGCCCCAGCCGTAGAGATTTAGTCCTGCGGTGGCTCCAGCTTTGTATGTCTTGTGCTTATTCATGATTACCCCTTATTCTTCAAAATGCTGTCCGCACCAAGGGCAATAACTCCAAACTGGATTTAATGCCTCGCCACATTCTGGACATAGTGAAACGTTTGGAACAGGCTTATGTGCTTTAATTAATGTGTCTCTTTGAATTAACCCTGTGATTCGTTCATGTTCTTCACGGCTCATTGCAATCCATGATTTCTGCATTGGGTCCGGTTCAAAACCTTTATTCATTCCTCACTTACCTCCTTATAACCCTCGCAAACACCCGGTACAAATGAAACGCATCTGCCGTCTTCGGAAACATCAATCGAATCATTTTCTAAGATTTTCACACAACTATCTTCAAAGTAATGTTTGCATTTACTGTTCAGGCAAAATATACCTCTTACTTTCATTGCTCGCTTGCCTCCTCTATCTCAAAATTTATAAATCCGCTTACTGCTTCGTCTAGTTTTTTGAGCTTGCAACACAGTTCGATTTTTGATCTTATAATAGCCTCTCTAAAATCTGTTGTTTGCAAATTATAATCATTAAGCCCCAGTGCATAGCAATTCAAATACCAGTTGTCTCCGCATTGCCGAATCTTGTGTATGCATATATTTCTATCTGCCGTATACACCATTGTTGGAAGCTTTTTTATATCAACCTCACTCCCGTATTGATTTACAAGTCTCATACTTATTACCTCCTATCTCAGTGCCATTACCAGGGCCATAGCCTGAACTGCTATAACAACCCCTAAACCTGCAGCAAAGTTGATTAGCCATCTTACAGTACGTTGGGACTCTCGGTAGCTGTTGCGGTAGTATATCTCATTCATGGGTTACCTCCTTATGAATTGTGATTGATTTCCATATTCTCCCAATCTATAATGTACTTACAGGCTGTCGCGAGCCGAGTACGAAAGAAGGGGAGGTAGAGTATGAAAAAAGTCTATGCTTGTTTAATTGGAAATTGGGTTTGCTTAAATGATGATTCAACCTGTGTAATGGGTCACCATAGGGTTAACCCTAGCCAGTGGTATGAAGAAAATGCCGAAATATATGCACCTTACAAACGTGAACAAGAAGATTCGTATTATGCGCTTAATTACGTGCAAATCTTTTACCAGGGCAAGGATTATAGAATCAATCCAATATTTATCCAAATAGTTTCAGAATAACCGTTCATATTCTGTTGCTATAGTTTCAGGGCTGGCAATTTTGAATGTATTTTTAATTTTGCTAGCCTCTCCATCAAATTGAATATTGATTACCTGATACAATTTAGTCCACTCACCGTATGTCATTCCTTGCATTGCTTTAATAACTTCTTTCTGCTTCTCTGTCATTTTAAATCCTCCTTATGCAACTCCTAAATTCATTTGAGCGTTAGCCGCCTCGATCAGTTCCAATAGATATGTAGGTGCTTGGTAGCAATCAATTAGTTCATGTGCATCTGCTAGATACTTGCGTTTCAAAGCCTTGTATGACATTGCTCTGCCACTACTGTCGTAAAGGTCAAACTCCCTTTTGATCTGTCCGTAAATGTCATGATAGACCTTTGACCGTATTTCTGTATCCTTGTAGGCTTCGGACTGCTTACCACCTAATACCTTTACGCCCTTGCGTTTTACATGGCCGGAAAGTTCATCTGCTTCGGCTCCATAGAGAGGAATGTCAAATTCCAGTTTATCCATACGCTCTTCCATTTTTACGGTCCGTTCATCAAGCACAAAGATTGCTTTTAGTTCCTTTGACATATTAGGCGTTTCGTAATGTCCCGTTTTACGTAGCGAAGGTAATACCTCCATAGCTAACCACCGTTGATATTTCTGTGCCTTTTCGTTACTGGCTTTCATTCCCAGTAAATAATAAAGCCCTTCTGGTATGTAATCCCCTTTCCCCAAGATGTTGGGGAATCCTAAATCTTCGCTATACCCGTTGAGAGTCTCCCATCTGACAGAGGTGTACTGTTTTCCGTTTTTGTTCTGTGTTTGAATCCAGCCAAACCCAATTGCGGTGTCCTCTGCGCTTACTGAAATGCTCCCATCTGGATTCATAACTGTTCTTACCTGCAAATCTAGTTCTTGGTTTCTAAAAATTCTTAAATTATTCAAATACGTACCTCCTTATTTTTCTGCCATCACTTCAAGTAACCAGATCTTGCCTACCGGGAATCTTTCAATATGAGATTTCCAATAATTGAATGTGCTGACTGGTGTTCCAATTTTTTTAGCTAACTGTGCATTTGTGAGTTTATGTTTTATTTTCACAGATGCAATAAGCACTTTTAAATCTTCTGCACGTTGTACTGAGTGGCTTTTTGCCATAATGTTTCTCCTTTCGCTGTTAGCTTATAAAATATGTAATTGGTACATTGAAGTACTCGGCAACCCTATTGATTTTATCGACTGCTGGCATTGATTTTGCCCACTTTCTCATGCTGCCAGATGAAAACTTCATTTCTTTTTCAAGCCTGTAAACTGAGATGTTTCGTTCTTCACATAACTGCTGAATTTTCGTATACATTACAAAATTCTCCTTTCTACAAGATTTTTTTCATATAAGTGTTGACATATAGAGGAAAATATTCTATTATATTACTGCATGACAACTTTCCTGTTATACTTCGAACAAACGCCAATCCATTGGAAGTATAGCTGTTGTAACAAGATTATTTTCCTGTAACCTCATAATACAGGATTATTTTCCTGTTGTCAATAGTTTTTTCAGGATTATTTTCCCGTACTATTGGAGGTATATAAATGACGTTAAAAACAAGAATCAAGGAACTAGCTAATAAGAAAGGATTAAGTCTTCCTAACCTCGAAGCTGAGTTAGGTTTTGGAAGTGGTACAATAGTTAAATGGGATAAATCTGCTCCTAACGTAATGAATCTATTAAAGGTAGCTGATTATCTCGGTGTAACAATTGACTATTTGGTTAAGGGGAATGATGATAATCAGATAAGTGGAAATGAGCAAGAAATAAAAATCACTGAGTGTTCCAAGCGATTATTGGATTTAGGAGTGGACCCTGAAGCATTAGAATCCTTGATTGATACCATAGAAAAAATGCAGAAAAAAGATTAAAAAAATACCGCCCCTGAAACCAGGGACGGATTATATAGATTGAAAGCTCTTGCCAGCAACGCCAGAAAGTACAATCAACCATCGCAAGTAGATTATATCAGTTATAAATTACTCTGGCAAGTGGACTTTCTTATTATTGTTTAGGAGGATAACACCATGAAACCAGCAACACAACTTCCGTCAGGATCTTGGAGGGTACAAGTCTATTTGCATAAAGATGCTTCGGGGAAACGTCATTACAAATCGTTTACTGCGCCTACAAGAGACTTAGCAGAGCACGCCGCATTAGAATGGAAACTAGGAAAAACTAGCGAGGCACCTGAGGACCTATCTGTTTATCAATCAATATCAAAATATATTGAAGCCAAAAATAATGTATTATCCCCGAGCACAATTAGATCGTATTTGGGATTACAAAAGAATTATTTCGACAATCCATTCGGATATTCTAAACTGTGTAAACTAAATAGTACAGTTGTACAAATATGGATTAGTGACTTATCGGTAAAGGTTAGCCCTAAGACCGTTAGAAACGCCCACGCACTCCTTACATCAGCCATTGATATGTTTGCCCCTGATATAAGGTTGAAAACTACACTTCCTGCGAAGAAAAAACCGGAGTTGTACACTCCGTCAGATGCAGACATTAAAAGTCTACTGGATTATATCAAAGGTAAAGAACTAGAAATTGCGGCGTTGCTCGCAGCTTTTGGGCCTATGCGAAGAGGTGAAATATGCGCACTCACATCTAGCGATATCAAAGGGAATATTGTAAGTGTAAACAAAAGCATGGTTATAGGGCCAGACAAACAATGGCACATTAAGCAACCGAAAACTTATGGGAGCTACAGAGATATTGAATTTCCAGACTTTGTAATAGAGCGCATAAAAGGAATAGACGGAAGGATTGTAAAATGCACACCTGCACAGATTACTAATAGATTTGGCCGGGCAATAGTGTTTTCTAAATCCCCCCACTTCCGCTTTCATGATTTACGGCATTATGCCGCAAGCATCATGCATGCCATTGGTGTTCCTGACCAATATATTTTGCAGCGTGGTGGCTGGAAAACTGATGGAGTCATGAAGTCGATTTATAGAAATGCAATAGATGCTGAATCAGTGAAACAGAATAAGAAAATCATAAGCCATTTTGACAACTTGCAACACGATTTGCAACACGAAGACGCATAAAACAGATAACATATAGGACTGATATCGGGTCCGATTCCCGTTATCTGCTTCAAACCTTTTATTTACAAGGAGAAAGAGGACTTCCGATTTAATTTGGAAAGTCCTCTTTTTTTCTTTGACACCACTTCTATATTTGCATAGTATATTTTCTATATTTTTCATTTCATAGCTTTCGGATCAGGGCAAATTGATACTAGAACCATTCAAAAAGTTTGTTTGTTATTGAACTGCCAACCTGATGACATAATGGAATTTGTGCCTGACGATGAAAAACAGGCTTAAAATGGCGCCTCAGCTATGGGAGCAGCCATATTTTTCAACCTATTAATAGATGGAAATAAAATTGTTGAAATGCCACTCCAGATATGCTATATTAGAATTATAGAAGGAACAACCGCCCCCTACAAGGGGTTGGCCTATTAATAAGATAGAAAATTCCACCCTCGAACTGGCCAAAGTTTACAAGGGTGGTTTTTCTATGCCTGTTTCCAGGACTTTATAGAAAAACGCTACTTACAATTAACGAAAATAAAGGTAAGTAATGCGATTACAAACATTCCAAAGGCCATAAGGTCTTTAAAGTCATATTTCATCCGCACCACCTCTCATCTATGTAATATGGGAGGCCAACGCCCTTGCAGTAACACGATTGTTCCATGTCACTATGGTAACATATGCCATTTTAATGTGCAATTACTTTTCTTGGCAACAAGGCATAATATTTTTCTACCTTTTTTCAATTGAGTTTCAATAAGCAACTCAGCGCAAAACTGCGTTCAGTGCCTTTTTGACTGTGCAAAAATGCGTTGTTCTGCATACAATGGAATTTTCCATGCTATACCAATTACTTTTTGCACCACATGTCGTAAACTAGAGAACTTTAACTTGAGTAGCAGCTATTACACAGGAATTGAAGATTCAAATACAATGATGATTATATGGTTTGTTTCTATGTACGAAATTACTCTCAAGGAAAATTCACCTCCGGCATGCTTAATCATGGGAGATTTATACTGATATGTCAAATTTCAGTTTTATTATTTAACTTATTTCTAATTTCTTGTATAATCAATATGTGAAAATAATTCATTGAAAGGGGCTTTATATGTTTAAAAAAGGGTTTTATATTGATCTGGATGATTCATTAACATATCCATCTACAAAAGTAATCTGTACAAACATAGAAAATTACACAAGATTAACCGGCGAAAAACTAGATTTTGTAAGTACCCAGGAACCTATAACTTTTCATTTAGATAATGTACTTTATGCTGCTGAAATTTCTATGCTGCGCGGAGGGTACTCTATTCATTGCAAAGAAAACTAA